GACTTTAGCAGACAGTGAATCCGCACAGGCTAACTTTCAAAGCAATTTATCAGAAGCAACTACCTCCGCTGATACAGAATCGGCTCAAGCTAACTTCCAAAGCGCAGTAACTGAGAACTCAACATTAGCGGATTCTTCTAGTTATAACTTTGTATTTACTGTCAATATTACAGAGGGTTTAACAGCCCTTAGCCTTCAAGACTTCTTTTCTAATGCTTTTTCAGTGGCTATTTCTGAAGGGCTGTCGGCAGCGGACATTTCGTCTTTTGCAATTATTTTTGGTGGTACTGTAACCGAAAACTCTGGACTTGCCGATGCTGTAGATACCACAAACAACACGTTTAACAGCAATATAACAGAGGCTTCAACAGCCAACGACAGCGAATCTGCCTCACAAATAACCAGCTCTAGCATTACAGAATCTTCTACTGCAGCTGATAGCGAGTCTGTAAACCAAGCTTTTAACCCAAGTATTACTGAGGCTTTAACTTCGGCTGATACAGAGTCGACTACAAAAGCGTTTAACCCCAGCATCACAGAAGCATCCACATTAGCCAACACTCAGTCAACTACAAAAGCATTTAACCCAAGCATTACCGAAGGTTTAACTTCGGCTGATACAGAATCTGCAAAGGCTATATTTGCTGGTCAAATTACAGAAGCAGCTACCCTAGCTGATGCGCAGTCTGTCTTAGCTAAATTCCAATCCGCCATAATAGAAGCCCTAAAAGCGGCAGATATTGAAAACTCTAACTTTGCAATTAACGCATCTATAACAGAAGCAGCCACTCTAGCCGATTCAGAAAGTGCAATAAAAGCCTTAAATTCCGCTATTGTTGAAGTCCTTACTTCTGCTGACTCTTCAACCCGTCAAGCTATTTTTGCCAGCTCTATATCTGAAGCAGTGGCTTTAGCTGATTTCTTGTCTGTTCGGGCTAACTTTAATAGTCAAATAACCGAGAATTTGGTATCATTAGACACATCAATTGGGCGTGGTTGGTTCCGGGTGGTGGACTCCCAGACAGTGGTTTGGAACTCAATAAATAATGGTGGTACAGTAACTTGGCAAAACATCGGGAACGACCAGAACCCAAATTGGCAGCGTATAGATAATACGCAAGAATAAAGGACAAATATGGCATCAACATACTCACCCTCGCTACGCGCCGAACTTATCGGTGCTGGAGACCAATCTGGTACTTGGGGAAGCACCACAAACAATAACTTCCAATATATCTTTGAATCGGCTATTGCTGGGTATCAAACAATACCTATTGCCCCCACTTCAAACAACCAAGTATTAACTTACACCAACGGGCCTACTTCTACAGCATCTGCTGACCAATCGGTATACGCAATTTTAAAACTAAATGCCAGCGCCGTATCAGCTAACTTTAACCTATTTACGCCTCCAGCTAGTAAGACCTATATTGTTTGGAATAACACAGCTTATACAGCTACATTCTATAACTCTTCTGTTATTGGCAACACAACTGCAGCTGGTTCAGGCATCGCGGTTCTTCCAAATGTAAGGGTATTAATATGGTCAGACGGCACAAACTTTTGGAGTAGTAATGGTTCCACTGGTGATTGGAATGTTGGAGGCGATGCGAGTGTTAGAGGGAATCTAAGTGTTACTGGAACAACAACATTTAATGGTATACCTTCAGGACCAACAGCAACCGCAGGTACAAGCACAACCCAATTAGCTACTACAGCTTTTGTGCAAAACGTAGCTGGCTCTTTAGGGACAATGTCAACCCAAAACGCTAATGCTGTATCAATTACTGGTGGTAATATAGACGCCTTAAGTACCCTTGCTGTTACAGGAAATACTGATTGTAGAGGAAGATTGTTTGTTGCAGATGGTAGTGTTAGTGCTCCTGCCATTACTTTTAGAACTGATGGTGCTCAAGATACAGGTTTTTATCATTCTGGTGATGGCGTAATAAATGTTGCTTGTAATGCGTCAAATGTGGGGCAGTTTACTACTAGCGGATTTAATGGAACTGCTACAAATGCTAATAAATTAAACTCATATAATGGTTCAAATAATGTCCTATTTGGATGGAGTGGGGGTGGAAGTTTAACTTTAAAAATAGACAGTACAGATTTTGGTAGTTCTTTGCCGACAAATATTACTGGAAGCGCAGGGGCTTTCCAAGGAAAAACTAGATTAGGTTTAGGCATTACTGGAGAAAATTGGTTTGATACAGGTGCTTTTGCTAATGGTGCTGTATATACTAATACATATGGTTATCCTATTGCATTAAGTGTTAATTCAGCTGCTTCATATGGTGGTTCAGGTTCAATTGCTATTTATGTTGGCGGAGTTCTTGTTGGTTTTAATGATGCAAATAATGGTGGTCAGCGTGTGTGTCAAGTTTTTATTGTACCAACAGGAGCAACTTGGCAAGTAGTGGGTAATGCCGATAGTGCTTCAATGTTAGCGTAAAGGAAATTATGGAATATTATCAAAACCCGCAAAATAATACCGTTTATGGTTATTTTACTGAAACCCAACAAAAGCTTATTGATGAAGCAATAGCTAATGGATGGATTAATGTAACTGCATCTTTTCCTTTTCCAGCATCTAATGAGCAGCTGCTTGCAGATTGTAAGTCTAAAGCAACTACCTTACTTTATTCTACAGATTGGACAACAATAGCTGATGTAGCTAATCCTACGAATAATCCATATTTAACGAACCAAGAAGAATTTATCGCTTATAGAAATATTGTAAGAGGGTACGCAGTAAATCCTGTAACAAACCCAACATTCCCAACCGTTCCAACTGCAAAATGGTCTAATTAACACTAAGGAAAATTATGTTTATCGTAACTTGGCTACTAGATAAGATTGGTTATATACCGAAGATTGACATGGAAGTTGGTAAAGTAGATTTAAAACTACAGGATACTTGGCCTTTTCCTGCGCCAGTAGAAAAGAAAAAACCTGCAGCTAAAAAGCCTACACCTAAAAAGCCAGCCCTTAAAAAAGCTACGACACGCAAGCCTAAAGCAAAATGAATTGGCTTACTCAAATAGCTCCTACTATTGCTACTTGCCTTGGCGGTCCTTTGGCTGGTCTGGCTGTTACTGCTTTAAGTAAGCTATTTGGCGTTGCGCCTGATGATGTAAAAGGCATGATTGAAAGCGGTAAATTATCTGCCGAACAGATTGAAGCAGTTAAAGTAGAAGAGATTCGGTTTAAAGAACAGACTCAAGCGCTTGGTTTAAACTTTGAGCAGCTAGCGGTAGAGGATAGAAAGTCCGCCCGTAGTATGCAGTCTGAAACAAAATCTTCTGTACCTGCTGTTTTATCTTACGCTATTACTATTGGGTTCTTTGGAATCCTTGGCGCCATTATGCTGGACTATGCTAAAGACAATAACCAGCCACTTTTGATTATGCTGGGTTCTTTAGGTACTGCATGGGTTTCTGTTATTTCATTTTGGTTTGGTTCTACTAATGCTAGCCATGTTAAAGACGATATGTTGTATCACTCGACTCCGGCTAAAGAATGAATCCTAATTTAAAAGCGTTTCTTGATATGATTGCAGTATCTGAGGGTACTAAAGGAAAGGGTAACGATGGTTATAACGTCATTGTTGGTGGGTCTTTATTTACTGATTATTCGGACCATCCAAAAAAGTTGGTTTGGATTCGTGACGGTTTAGCTTCTACGGCAGCTGGGCGGTATCAACTTTTGGGCCGGTACTGGGATGCGTATAAAAAGCAGTTAGGCCTAAAAGACTTTTCACCAGCTTCCCAAGATGCAGTAGCAATACAACAGATTAAAGAACGCAAAGCGCTTGACGATATTGAAAAAGGTTACATTAATGTGGCTATTGATAAGTGTAAAAACATTTGGGCTTCTTTACCTGGAGCTGGCTATGGACAGCGTGAAAATAAAATTGAAACCCTACTAACAGCGTATAAAACCGCTGGCGGTATGGTAGCCTAGGATAGAACATGCCATTACAAAAACTACAATTTAGACCGGGTATTAATAGAGAAGGCACAACGCTTGCCAACGAAGGCGGTTGGTACTATTGCGATAAAATTCGTTTTCGTTCAGGGCAAGTTGAAAAAATTGGTGGCTGGACGTTAGATACTGGCGCAGTATCTACTGGTGGTAAATATGTTGGTGTATGTCGTGACTTGTGGAACTGGATTGGACTATCTGGGTATAACTACTTATCTGTTGCTACTAACCAAAAGTTCTATATACAAAACGGTACCAACGGCAGTATTTACGATATTACCCCAATTCGCACAACTATTTCTTCCCCATCTGCTGCATTTGCGGCAACTACTGGTTCAACCACTATTACAGTTACTCAAGCGGGGCATGGTGCGCAGACTGGTGACTTTGTTGTTTTTTCTGGCGCTGCTAGCCTTGGTGGTAACATTACAGCCGCCCTTTTAAATCAGGTACAAGGTTATCAGATAACCTATATTTCATCTTCGCAATATTCAATTACTACTTCAATAGCCGCTAACTCTAGCGATACTGGTACGGGCGGTGGTGCAGTTACTGGAACGTACGAAATTACTTCTGGTAACGCCGTTTATACCAGCAACGTTGGTTGGGGTGCTGGTGGTTGGTCTGGCGTAAATGCTGGCGCTTCATCTACTGGTTGGGGTTCAGCAGCGCCCGCTTCTCAAGGTATTGGGCAGCAGCTTCGTTTGTGGAGTCAGTCTAATTTTGGGCAAAATTTAATTTTTAACCCTCGTGGCGGCGCTCTTTATTACTGGGTTGTTGACGCAGTTGTATCTACTTTTGATAGGGGGCAGATACTTTCTCCTACTAATTCAAATACCCAAAACGGTATAGCTTACTGGCAGACTGATGCGGACTGTCCAAGCGTATGTAACTTTGTAATGGTCTCAGATGCTAGCCGGTTTGTACTTGGGTTTGGTGTAAATGATTATGGAACTTCTATACAAAACCCTATGCTTATTCGTTGGTCAGACCAAGAAAGTGTAACTACTTGGACGCCTTCTATAACAAACCAAGCCGGTAGCTATCAATTAAGTCACGGTTCTAATATCGTTTGCGCTATTCAGTCTCGTCAAGAAATTTTAGTATATACAGATGCGGCACTATATTCTATGCAGTATTTGGGCGCTCCTTATGTTTGGGGCTTTCAGATTCTTGCGGACAACATCTCCATAGTGAGTCCAAACGCAGTAGCTATAGTAAATAACGTTGCTTACTGGATGGGTCAAGATAAGTTCTATATGTACTCAGGTCGTGTAGAAACACTGCCTTGTACCTTGCGTGAATATGTGTATCAAGACATTAATTTGACGCAGTCTTATCAGTTCTTTGCTGGTACTAACGAGGGCTTTAATGAAGTTTGGTTCTACTACTGCTCTGCAAACTCAAACGTAATTGACCGCTATGTAATCTATAACTATTTAGAGCGCATCTGGTATTACGGTAATTTAACTCGTACTGCTTGGTTAGATAGCCC